CTGTCGATCAACGGTCACACCGAACTGATCTGAACACAACCTCCGCGATACTTCCGAAATGGGTAGTGCACTGCACTCTCCACGTTTGATTCGATCTGCGATGCGCGTCTCCCAGTAATTCGGCCTGCCACCACCCCCACTAAAGAGTAATGCACCAGACCTACCGATGACTCGCAACACCCAGTTTGCCAACGCCTGAATAACGGGCGCGCCGGGATTTGTCGCCAATAGGCTCAAAGCCTTGGCTCGGAGCAATGCCTCGCGGTCGGTGGCCTTTCCCAACCGCATGGTGCTCATGGTCCAACCAAATTTAGCCAACGTTTTCATAGGATCACAAATATTGCCCGGCATACCACGGACAAAGACATTCCCACAAAATGAGGCCTTCGAGGCATCAGGGTGAACTTCGATCTTAAGGCGGAATCCCAACAGCCCAAACGAGCTCTGAGCAGGATTCATACCTCGGATCAACGTCAACCCGTCATCACCCTCATAAAGACCTTCAACACTCGACCCAGCCTTTGCGCACATATAACTCATCAGGATCAGGTTCGTAAAACCATTACCCAATGACGTGCACATGTCTCCGGACATTCGAGTGCCGTCGACCATATACGCCACACCTCGCCCTTTCCTACTACCCATACGGCATAGCTGCCTGCCACACAGGGCACGCCGTATGTGCCCCATAATGGTCTTAGATTCGGGTAGGTTACAGAGCATGTAACTGTACAATTGTGTTTCTACAGCATACAAAATCTCCGGGGAAAACGACGCCTCAAAAGATGTATAATCAGTTGCACAGACAACCTGACCGGAAGGAAACAGTTTCTCAATAAGGCGAGGGCGGTCTGCCACGTCAATATGCTTGACAAACCACTTCTTGCGATAGAGCTGCTCCTCGATGGCCTTAAAATATGGCCCGGTCAACATCTTGAAGGCGTCGCTGCGTGAATTAATAGTGCGCGGGTATTTAAACTCAGCATACCCTTCGCGCTTTATAAACGACGCACAGCGATAATGACGATAATTTAGTCGTCTACCTTCACCACACTTCGCCCAAGATTTGCGAAGCTGGTCACGCCGCCACTCAGGGTATGGCGACGTCTTCAACCACGTGTCCACAGACACATCGGTATTGGCCTGCAGCGGGGTCAGGTTAATCCGCAGCCATTTCCTAGTGAAGTTTCGGATAGCACGTAGTTCACCTGGTTCTGGCTTCGGCAATTTACAACCAACCCTCTTTATGGCCCCTGCCGACATGTTCAACACGTCGTTGGGATTTGGTGCCGGTAATAACGCACCGTCGATATGGCACCCCAATGACACGGCTAACCACTCCCTCTTTAAACCACCTCTCCCCGGACAGTATTTCAATACAAAGTCGGGCCTCATGGTGGATGGGATTATGTTAAGACGGTCCATACGCTCAACAACTCGGTAGCCGCGATACACTGTAGTGTAATCAGACGGTAACATTAATTTTCCGGCACGTGGAAATCACGACGGTAGTGCAAAGCAACCCACCAATCGTGACAGAAGATGCGTGTGTCAGCTTCTTCGCTGACATTCCCCCCGCAATCTACATTCATGCGACCCACGGCTTCTCCCCAAAAGAGCTTAAAGTCTGCATCTGACCACTCAATCTGATCATATGCACGTCGCATGTATTCCTGCGCTACAATGAAGGGTAATCTCAC